CGCAACGGAGTCAACATAATCCTTATTGGCTAAATCGGTTCCATTTGATGGCGTCGCGCTAACCGTGCCAGAAGTAAGCGTAACAGAGCTGAACGTGCCTGTTCCACCCGTAATTGCCACACTATTGGCGTTCTGGGTGGACATTGTTCCCAATCCGGTAATATCCGTATTGGGGATGGTCGAGCTGGCCGTTAAAGGAGCCGTACCAGTTCCCTTGACATATCCCGTAAGTGTAACAGCACCCGTGCCGCCATTGGAAACATTAAGCGTTCCACCAATCGTAATGGCACCTGACGCGGTAATAGGACCGCCAGTCGTTGTCAGACCCGTTGTGCCACCTGAAACATCAACTGACGTAACCGTACCACCACCAAATGCTGAAAGGGCAAACCAGCCCTTTGAGCCGGAAGCATTTGTGCCGTAGAAATACGAATTTCCGGGAGATGCAACATCATTGACCAACTCAAGCGTTAAATTTGCCGTAAGAGGACCGCCGCCGGAAAGGGATTTTGTTGTATTGACCTGTCGGCTGTTAGGAACAGCATCCGTAATGCCGTATCCAGCCAACGTGGTCGGAGTGCTTGTAATGCTCGACCAAGCTGGAGTGATTGTGATCTGGCCAGATGATGTAATCCGGCCTTGCTGATCAATTGTTAGAACAGGCGATTCAGTTGCTGATCCAAATGTGCCTGTTGTGACGGCAGTATTGGAAAGAACAATTTCAGGATTTCCGCTGATCCCGTCGCCATTATTAACCGTAATACCCGTGCCAGCAATAATGGACCGCGTAGTGGCAGATCCACTACCAGTTTTTATAATCAAACCATTGGTGCCAAGGCCAGCAAGAGCCGTCAAATTAACATTGAGCGGCTGCGCATCTACAATTCCATACCCAGCCAAAGTAGTAGGTTTGCCAGTAATTGAGGCAAAATCAACGCTAAAACTCGTTGTAGAAACGGCAGTAATTTGTCCCTGAGCATTAACCGTCAGGATTGGAACCTGAGTTGAAGATCCGTAGGTGCCGGACGTAACACCTGTATTGTCAATATAAAGCGTCCGGTTAGCGGAAAGATCGCCGCCTCCTGCAAGACCAGTTCCTGTGGCAATTAATCGACTTGAAGGAACAGATGTTCCACTAACAATTCCAGCCGTTGTGGTGCGAGATGATACACCATTTTGAACAATCATCACCAGCTCGGTACCAGTAATTGGACCAGCAGTCGGAAGTTGGGAAATTGAGGTGGGGACAAGATTTGATGGGACGGTCATGGTACGATGTAATCTTCCCCATCATTTGTGATGATAAATTCGTTATCATCTTGAGTAACAAGGCCAGCGGGATTGGTTGCGATATTAACGTCAGGACGCACAAACGGCAACGTAATCTTCTCTGGCTGTCTGGCCGGAAGACGATATGGATCGTATTCGTCTCGATCTTCGAGACATACACGCAAGCCCGGCGAATTAGGATCTGAATATAATTCCTCGATCGACATCTTGCGGCGGCAACGATCGCAGACCCCGATTGCAAGAGTGGATCTTCCCCTAGTATCCAACCATATAGCCATGGGTTACCTCGTATATGGTGATATGTTTGGATAGAGCTGGAACGGAGAGTTGTCGCGTTCCTCGCCAAATGCCAAAGCCATGCGTTCGTCTGCAATCGGCTTTAGCCTGTCAGCCATGCCTATATCCACTTGTTGAATTTCAAAGCAAAGACGATAGGCCAAGTTCCAAGAAATTGCGTCTACCCAACGCTGCGGGACTTCAATCGTCTCGGTTAATGAGCCAACATCCATAATGTGCCGCTGGCGCCACGCAACCATTTGAGCAAATTCGGCTTGTTGATTTGGCGCTGGCCAGAGGCGCATAACGGGAGCCTCAAGCTGACGATCAAGCCAGAATTGCAGCGGACGGCCTTGGAATGTCTTGTTTGGCAAATTGGTGTAGTCGTCTTGATTAAGACGGGCCAAAGGAATTTCAGTCGGGTTGCCTGAGACAACAAACTCAGCAACGTCCAGAATGGTGCCATTGATTGCTTGCAGCTTCCAATATTGAGCATTGATCGACGGATTGATATCGTACCAATACCATTCACCAGCGGCATAAGTAACAGAGCCGGGGGTCAATACGGTTTCATAGTTCGTATTGTCATTGGAATACGATACCGTAATATCGTAATCACCAGCCGACGCCATATTAATACCCAACGTAGAAATATTTTGTTGGGCAAGAAGATTGACCAGAATATAACCATTTGCGGTTGTCTGGGTGCAGCTTGTCGCAAGATCATTATCTTCCGCAAAGCTGGCCGTTCCTTCGCTTGATGAAGTCGTACCTGTGTAGCGGCTGATGGTGCGATAGTTCTGATTGAGAAGATCCACCGTGCCGACGGGAAGCTCAATGTACCCATTGCCAAGGTAGAACGGCATGATAATCTTTTCGACCGTCCAAAGCTGGATGCCTTGATTACAGAGCGATGAGATCATCAAATAAAGGCTATCAAGCGCAGTCTGCTGCATCTCGGATGTGACGATTTCAGGCGCAATTTTGCAGCGCCTGAATGACATATCCAAGATGTTATTGGTATTAAATACCGTCTTTGAGACTGTGCCGCTTGTTGTCATTTCTTGCCTTTACGAGCCTCGGATAAGGCAATAGCAAGTGCTTGCTTGCGATTCTTGACTACTGGGCCTTTTTTGCTGCCAGAGCGAAGATCGCCAGCCTTAAACTCGTGCATGACTTTCTCAACTTTTGAGCTGCCGCCCTTTTTCATCATCATGGCTGGATTGGTTGAAGTCGCAATTCGGCCAAGGGATGGAGGGGCTTTTGCTGCCATTGGTTTTGGAACAGCCATTGCCGCCGGAAGAGGCATAGGCGGATTTTTTGTTACCCGACCATAAGGAACATGAGCTGCGCGTGAATGAGCAGTCATTCCCCCTTTTGCGTAATTCATTTTTTGCCGCTGCATGTTGGCAACATCCTGATCCTTAACGCTGCGCTTGGTGCCGCCTGCCATTTTTGCAAAACCGCTTTTAGCCATCACTTCATTCCTTTGAGTGTCATAGCGAGACGAGCGCGTTGGCCCATTTTGCCGGGAGCGTGGGAAGCCTTTTCCAGCTTGCCAGCGGGAATGGTCTTGCCAGCAGGAACGCCAAGAGACTTTCTCAATGCGCCGGGATGCTTGATGGCACTTTTAATCCAGTTGCCACCTTTGGCTTTGTGAATTGCCCCGCCATGTTTTTCGCCCATGCGAGTTGTCAGGTCATCTATTGTTGACGTGTTTCTCTTTGGTGTTGGTTTATCACGATTTTTTTCATACATTTTGCGCAATTCTTCAGGAGAAATATCTTTTTTTATTGGACCGCCTTCAGCCTTTTTCATGGCTTTACCACCCCAGCAGTAATGACCGTCGGTTGACATTTTAACCATTGGCTTATGGCCATGATCGTGCTTCATAACTGAACCGCCCCTTTTTTTGCCAATCTGACCTTCTTCACCAAAGTCTCTTGCATATTTTTTTTCGGCGCTTTCTTTGTCCCAAGCGTCAGAATTATCGCTACGCGCTTCCGAAAATTTACCAAATTTTTTGCTGTGACTCAAAAAATCATCAGTATTTAATTTATTATCTTTCATCTCATCCAATTCATTTTGTTCATAGTCACCTAATGTATTGGATTTTGCATAACGATCATTGCCTCGCACAAATTGTTGTGCGCCACTTGGCATTTTTTCGAGAACAATTTTTTTAGCTGGCATGTCATTTACCCTTTTTTGAAACAGCAGCGTTATCGACAAGATTAGGATAAGGACGGCCAGCTTTCTTGGCTCTGGCCTTTGCAGAAGCCTTTTGCGCAGGCGTTAGCTTCTTGCTTTCTTTCTTTGGATTCTTAGTTTCCCAAAATGCTTTTGCCATGTCAGCAATTCCACGCTCTAAGTGATTTGTTGATCCGGCTATTTGGATCATTGGCCGTCTTTGATGATGTGTTTTTCTTCTTCATACCTGTCATCCGGGCGCAAAATGAAGCCCTGCGTCCTTCATCCTTTTTAGTTTTTGGATGAGGAGCTGGGGGCTTCAAATTCATGCCTTGAGCCTTGGCAGACGCCCGGCCCTTGGCGTTAAGTCCGCCTTTGGGATTCTTCCCTTCAGCTCTTTGCCACGCCGGGGTCTTAGCCATTTTAGCCTCAAATAGCAGGTGGGATTGGATTATTATAAATCTTGATGCACTCAAGAATAATTGAGTACATATCACCGTTTGAAGCATCTGATGTTGTGAAAGCAATGTTGCCCGTCACGGTTGGAGATGCGTTATTGCTCAATCCACCAAATTCGGAAAAATCCATAAAGTAATTGGTGTTTTGAGGAATAAGCCAACAGAATAGATCTGTTGTGGCGTCCCAAAGAATACGCACTTCCATGCCATGGGTTGTTGACCAGATCTTGTTGATCTTTACGCCTATGCAGCTTTGACCAAATTGGTTAACTGCAAGATTGGCAACAATTACTTTATTGACGGCTGTTTCACCCGTGCCATCAGAAATATTTGTAAATTTCTGAATAACAAGGCGATCGCCATCGAGTAGGGTTTGTGTTGCTACGGTATCAGCCATTGATGTTCTCCATAGAGTTAAGAGGGGGCTTATGCCCCCTCAATTATGCCGGAGTGACACCAATTGCGCTTGTCTGCGTTGCGTTCGGGCCAGATTGAACCGAAGTCATAATCATACCGATTACGAGACGGCGTGAACCGTTTGCCGCCGTTGTTGGCGTAAATGTGCCACGAACGTCACCAGTTGTAGCAGATGCCGTTGCTGTATCAGCAGCAACAAACGTGCCAGCATTGTCAGCAACTGCGCCAGCCCAGCCTGTACGGAAGAGATAGCCGCCATCGGTGATACGATAAGGCAAACCAAAGATGTCCAAATTTCCAACCGAAAGGTTTCCGGTAAGAGCTGCGGAAACAGCAACTTGCGTGATCGTCACGAAAGCTTTTTTGCCGTTGACGGTCGAAGTGCCATTGCAAGTTAAAGTTTCTGTCTGGCTTTGACCATAATAATCGGTGCCTGTTACAGTAACCGTCTGGGTCGTGTTGCCAGCGTTTGAAGTCACGATTGAAACAGCACGAGCATAGTCAAAAGTTGCCACGCCAGCAGTCGCTGAAGCGCCGTTAATCGTTGCGTTACCAGCCGCTGCTACAGCCTGCGCCGCGCAAACCGCAGTCGCAGAAAGTGCTGCTGGCACAATGTCGAGGTAAGTTGTACGGCCCATTGGGCCTACGCCTTGGCCGATTACGCCCGGATTGCCGCCGCTTACCCAGCCTGCGGTCTGTGGGCCTGTGGCTGTGCCAAGCCAAATGTCATCACTATGTTGTCCCATTGGTCTGCTCCTTGAAAAGTTTGACCAGTTTCAGATTTGGTTATTCTGCATTATTTTGGGCCGGAATACTAGCCCCACCATCATGCTTCCTCAAGTAATCAATGGCGGATTTGAGGAGGCTTTCTTTATGTTTCATAAAGCCTATACCACGGTTACAGGCTTGGCATAGAAGTCCACGGACAAGGCCAGTATCATGGCAATGGTCCACAGCAAGCGCAATCGGCTTTCCTTTAATTGTGGCTGTTTCAGGCTGACCGCAAATATCGCAAACGCCTTTTTGCAGATCAAACTGGCGGTTGAACCAGTCTAAATCGACTTTATAAACCCGTTTCATATAAGCATTTTTCCCGTAATCGGGGTCGGCTGCTCTGGCTTTACGCTGCCACTCACGCATATAAGCGGCACGGTCCTGTCTTAATTCTTTTGAAAGACGCGGCACCTTCCAATAGAAATTGTTTTTGGAAAATGGTTTTGATTGATCTTGGCGATAATATGAACCGCGCTCTGGGCGCTCAGGAACGTCCCTGACAAAATTCCAAAAGTCATTCCATTCTTGAGGAATATAATTTTTGTAATATCGGATTAATCCACACCAGCTCCGATAAGCTGGGTGCTTTTCTCTCCTCCCCCAATCGGACGGGCGAGTTTCTTCTATAGAACCATGTCTAGCTAATCTTTTCCGGTGCTTGTCACAAAGCCCTTTTGAAATTGCTGGGCTGTTACATCCGATAGCATGGCATTTCTCTGGCATAAGGTTCTCCAAATAAAAATGGTAGGGATATTGCTACCCCTACCACTTGGACAAAGCCTTGTAAAGAGACTATAGTCCCGGAGTTCCAAAAACCCCGCGCGGGTCCGTCCAGCCGAATATATAACGCTCTGTCGCCTTATAGCGCATGGAGTCGGTTTCAAAGTCACCTTCCATGCTCTTTTCCAACGGACGGCGCATAAGGAGCTTCAAACCTTCCGGAGCGTCTGTCTCAACCCACCATGCGGTGTTTGAGGTCAAACGTGAAAGGTTAGCCTGACCTTCTGCCAACACATTTGTCGATACCAAAGGATTGATATCATTATTATTTGTGCCAGCGCGAAGAGCAGACTTCAGAAGGACTTCTGCTTGGAAGAAGTTCGATGGTGAAACTACGATCTTCTTTGGCTCAAGACGGATTTTCTTGCCGTTGTTGTCCACGGCCTGACGGATCTGAATGAGGATCTGTTCAAGCGAGGTTTGCGACAAGGCAGCTGCCGTTGAGAGCTGGTTTGAGAAGGTTTGACCGTTAGCGATCGGGTGAGCCGTATTAACGAGCGTCACGCCGTCACCACCAACATAGCCAGCAGTAAAGGCATAGTTGAGGATGTTTGCGCCAAGGGTTTCCTTCGTTTCAATGAGCGAACGAGCAAGATGCTCTGCGTAAGTACGGCCAATCGAGATATGATCGCCGTCTTCCACGAGAACCTTGGTGAGCGCGAAAGCCATGCCATATACACGGTAGGTGTATCGGGCGAGGAACAGCACGCCGCCGCTCTGATAGGTAACTGCGGTGCCGTCCGGAAGTTCCGGAGCTGCGCCGAAGCCATAAAGGACAGGCTCTTCATGGTAGTTACGTGGAATACCACGTTGCTCCTTAAAAACCTGCGACCATTCATCCTTGCGGACGTTATAAATGCCGTCGAACGTTTCGTTCAGGATCGGCTCAACTACTGACCGGAAGTCAGTACTGCGCATTGGAAGTGCCATGTGTTAAGCCCTCCTTAGTAAGCCGCACGATCCGCAACGTTCTGATGTTCAGAAATCTGAACTTGAACGATGGGATATGCGTCGCCCCAAGCATTGTTAACATAGGCAGACAAGCCAACGACGCGAAGACCCGCGTTGGAAGCCGACGATGCAACGTTAAGGCCGGTTGAAGATAGACCAAGCGGGGTTGAACCCGTAGCCGAGTCGATGTCGTATTGTCCGCCGATTGAGGCAATCGCCAACGTCGCATTGGCCTGAATTTCATAAACGATTGTGTAATCGGTTGTGAAATAAGCGATAATGCTTGTTGCTGAAGTGCCACCGGGCCAGAAGTTGCTGACACGTTGACGGCCGGTCGAATCAACATATTCAACACCCATAAAGGTGCCAATCATGCGTTCGCCAGCTGCTGCTGGGACAATGTAACCTTCTACCGAACCTGAGTCGCTAGAAAGTCCGTAGCGGCAGGGCTGATACTGATAAATATCAGTCGCATACCCTGACTTGATCTGGCCAGAGAACGGACGCGGCGTTCCCATCGGGGAAAATACCGGCCGCAGGCCAAAGGGGGTATAAGTTGAAGACATAGCTTCTACCTCTGGTTTGCGTTAAATATGAACCTAACGGTTCATGGGTGATCGCAAAGCTGACAAACCATCCCCTTCATACACATCTGCACCCATTTGCTTCGCTTGGTTGCGGATGAAGTCGGCGGTATCCGCCAATTTTCCTTCTTCCGCTCTCGGCCGCTCAAAATGGGCTTCGTGCATATACGCCTCATAGAGACGCATAGGCAGTTTGAAAGCTACCATTTCATTCACCCCGATGCAGCCCGCATATTCTCCGGTTTTTACGGAAGTATGTTCCCAGCCGGGAACCTCCGCCGGTTCTACGGGGATGTATCCAAGGGAGCGACGTGAATGAATCGAGTCGCGTGGGTTTGCTGTCGTGAGCCAGCAGACATGATAACCGGGGATTTCCGGTAAGTCCGGCAATGCGGACTGAAAGAATTGCTGCCTGAACATGCTAAGACGATCGTCATCTGAAAATTGGCGGTTTTCTGTGACTTGTCGATCTTCCATGGCGCGGCTCCCGCGATTTTCATCTTGGGTCTTCTTGGTTCTTTCTTCTGACATTTTATCCTCCTTGAAGCTCAACGAGCGTTCTGTCTGTCATATTCTTGGAAACGGCGGATGTAGCGCTTACGAGTTTCGGGATTGTCCCATACGCCAGCGTCTTTCAAAGCCTTTATCCGTTCCGAAGAAAGATAGACTTTGTTATCACTCGATGTGGAAGGACGGGACGAATCCCCTCTTCCAGTCACGGGTGGGGCAGACTTTCTAGGCTTCCGTTCTCCATCATCCCTGCCAAGGCGACGGCGAACACGCTCATCAAGTTCTTCCCAATATTGCTCTGAAGAAGGGTTAATACCCTTTCCTCTGGCTTCATTGGCCCATGCCTCGTCAATGGCACGGGCTATTGCGGAATCTTCGTCCGATCCCGAAGGATTGAACCAAGGGTTTTTCCGCATCCATTGCTGAGCATAGCTTTCTGTTATTGGATCCATAACAGAAGATTTGCCTTGCAATTGAGGATTGGCTAATTTCTTTTTAAGCTCTTCGGCTTCTCGTGCAGCAACCGCACTTTGTTCTCTAAGTCTTTGAGCTTGAATTGCTTTTTCACCATCTCCGGTTTCAAAAGCCTCTTTAAGTTGTTGTTCCGCAGCACGGAATTGCTGCATGGCAACATTGTATCTTTGTTCAGCGGTCTGGGCATCGGATTGAATATTACGATGTTCCAGAGCTTGAAGACGTTCTTCAGCGGCGGTCAGCTTTTGCAGGAGAATTGCATTTTCCTCCCGCGTCCGCTTCATGCTTTCTTTTTGACGCTCTTTCTGCCTTTTGCGGCGGAGCTGACGGGCGTTGACTTCTTGGCCGTCTGTTCCTTCGTCTTGGGCGTCGTGTTGATCGGATTCGAGGCGGTCGTCGTCTCCGTCATCCCTAGCATCGCTAAGATTTTCTTGATCAGATTCATCATCGCCATCGTCTTCTTTCAATTCAATGACTTCAAAATCGTCTTCGTCATTAAGAAGTTGCTTTTGTTTATCAACCATAGCTTACCTCCCTCACAGGTAAGGTTGGACAGCGGCGGGATCATCATCCACCGTGCCGACAATATCGAGATCATTAAAAATCACAAACTCCACTTTCTCGCCCTTCTGGTCGGGAATATCGCGGCGCCAACGTGATCCAGCATATCGTGGAACGAATACAAAGTCACCTTCCTTGTACCAAGCCCCTTCTGGCCAGAGTTCCATGGTGTTTCGGTTCCTAAAAGCCAGAGGACCAACGGAGATTACTTTTGCAATCTGGGTGTTGTCGGATTCTGCCTCTTGGGTTTCCTTGGATAAAATAATTCCTCCGGATGTTTTGCTTTTTGGCCTACGGATCTGAACCAGTACCCGTGAGCCTGTAGGTCTAATCCCAAAGTTAACTTTTGGGAAAAAAATGTCAGTTTCTGATGGTGAAGCGAGATTCACCACGGCGGACAAAGCCATGATCGTTATCCTCGTCTGTTGATGAAAGCGCATCCTCTATAGCTTGGATGGCCTTCTGAATACCGGAAAAATGTCCGGATGCTCGCCCATATTCAAAGGCGTCTCGTTCAGCGGGATGTGCCAATGCGCTGTCGGCAAATTCTCTTTGCTCTTTCTTCAGCGCAAATAGCACCCGCTCAATTAGGGGAAAGTCAGCAGGCTTTACCACCGCGTTTCAATCCTTTCATTGATTGCTGGCGATCATGTTTTTGGTCCATTTTGGACTTTTCCCATGATTTCATAGTCATATGATGCTTTTTAGCCAGCTTTTTATCTTGCATCATGTCTTTTTTGGAATGTTCCCATTCCATCATTGACATTTTGCCGCCCTTTTTCATAGGGGCTGCTTTACCTTTGTGCTGGGGAATTGCCATCCCCATAGCCATCATTTTATGCTGCGCGATTGGACCTTTCATTGCGGTCCTCCTTTCATAATGCCTGTGCCGGTTTTGAGATTGGTCCTATGACCAGCCTCGATTTCAGACGCCGCGATCAACATGGCCGTTTGGTTGTCCTCACGGTTCATTTGTTCTTTCGCCTGAAGCTCTGCTGCCTTGGTCTGGCTTTCTACTGCCAGTTTGGCTTGATCAAATTGCGCTTTTTGAGCATCAGCTTGCGCCCGACGCTGCGTTTCTGCTTGTTGCGCTTGAATTTGGGCCATGGCCAAAGCACCTGTATCCATAGCTGGCTTACCTTGCATGGATTGAAGCACTTGCATGGCT